TCTACACCTATCGAAAGCGAAACACCCTTCCCGATCCCGATCACATGATCGGCAACCGACCGCTATGGAAGCAAGAAACGATCGATGAATGGAATGCCTACCGAACTACTCAGATCGAGATCGAGAACTAAGTCTCAGCCCTGATCTGGGGCGATTAGGAGTTACTTCAAGCGCACATAAGCAGATTCCCTAAGCCCATAGTCACTATTGCCCCTAGCCCCCGATCGGGCTAGGGGCTATTTTTTGCATTCTAAGTTACTCACCAGTAACATTACTCAGCAGTAACATGAAGGGGGAAGATCATGGCTTATGTCGTAAAGCGTGGGGATCGATTCACAGGCTATTACCGAAAGGGCGGTAAACGCCTCTCAGCAGGTACATGGGGCTCGACCATTGATGCCATGTACCACGCCTCAAAAGCAGAGGCATCGGGCGTTAGCGAGCCCTCTAGGGCGGTATTTACCCTATCGACCTACATAGAGTCATGGCTACCTGTCGCTGATCTCATGCCGATCACTCGCAAGGGCTACCGATCCATTCTTGATCGCTATGTCCTGCCGACCTTAGGTGATCGCAAAGTAACTGCGATCGATCGCAGAGCGATCCAAGAGTTACTTCAAGCCCTGCGATCTGAGGGAGTCGGATCAGCAACTCTTAATCAGGTCAAAGCCTCTCTCGGATCAGCCTTCTCCCAGTTAGTCGATACAGGAGAATTAACTCAGAACCCTACGCATGGAATTAAGATCAAGGCGAAATACTCTGACATCTCGAATGTTGTAGAGCCCGAAGAGTTTAAGGCGATCATTCAGCACCTACCGACCGAAGGGGCGCAGTTATTCGCCCGATTCTTAGTCGCTAGTGGGTGCAGATTCGGGGAAGCCACCGAGATCAGGGTCAAGGACATCAACCTAAAGACAGGCGAAGTCTATGTCCAAAGGCGAGTCAGCGATCTTGGATCAAGCCATACCAGTAGGTTTCTAGTCGTAGAAGCCACAAAGTCGGGTCATAAGCGAAGCCTTATGTTAAGCAAAGCCCTACTACAAGAGATTCAGGGCTATGTCATATCAAAAGCCCTATCAAAAGATGACCTACTGTTCCCAAGAACGATCATCTTAACAACAGGTAAACTAAAGACTTCTCGTGGAAGCACTATGTCTAAGCGACCATTCGCCCAAGACGGAAAACTGTTCCAGCATGGAACTCTGTACGCCTATACACATGGGCGTTGCCGATGTGAGGCTTGTAGAGAGTCGGTGCGAAAGCACAGGCAAAAGACAAAGCCATACCAAAAGCAACAGAGGTTCATCGACCATACGAGTCACTTACCACGAGATGTATGGAGAACTACATGGAACAAGGCAATAGCCAAGTCAGGCATCGGGTGGAGTCCTAGAACCCATGATCTCAGACACGCTAACGCTACTCAACTTCTAAAAAGTGGAGTAGATGTGCATGAGGTCAAGGAACGCTTGGGGCATCAGTCGATAAAGACGACAGAGCGATACTTACATCGCCTTCGTCACAACCAGTCAAAGGCATCAGAAAGTGTCAATGACTTTTTGGAGTGATGATGAACCTAACAAAAAGAGGCAAGATCGTATTCGGATCGCTATTTACGGCGATCTTCGTAGCAAGTGGGATAGTGGTACTGCCACCAGCCCTCAGCCCTACGCAAGCCGAAGCACAGATCAAGCAGAAGCAATACCAAGAGCGATACCAAGAACGAACCCTAGCCAAGTACGAGAACGCAGACAGACTGACCAAGACAGAGTTAGTCGATCTGCTTCACGCAGTTGGATTCAAGGGAGAAGCCTTACGCCATGCGTGGGCTATCGTTATGAAGGAATCAAGAGGAAACCCTCTCTCCCACAACGGCAACCGAGAGACAGGAGACAACTCATTTGGGTTGTTTCAGATCAACATGGTTGACTCATTGGGACAAGATCGTAGGGACAAGTTCAGTTTGGAGTACAACGCCCAACTGTTGAACCCTGTGGTGAATGCCGAGATTGCTTATCACATGAGCAAGCAAGGCAAGAACTGGATAGCATGGAAAGGTGTTAACAATCCAGTAGTAAAGGATTGGTTAGCGCAGTTCCCTGAAGCCCAAGCAAAAGCAATAGCAAAAGCGAAAGCAAAAGCACTAGGACAAGCAACAGAGTAAGCAATAGGAGAAGCCCCGTCAGAAATGGCGGGGCTATCTTCGAAGTAACTCTACCTGGCAGCCAGGTGAGTTAGTTAGTTAGGGGAGCATAAAATGGCGGTATTTCATGATCAAGACTGGGAGCGTAGCCAGTCAATGAATGTGCAGAAGGCAAAGCCATACCACAAGCAAGAGCAGATCTCAAAGCAATACCAAAAGGTCAAGCAAGTACCTACGAAGTTACCAAAGCAACACCAGAAGGGCAAGCAGTTGGTTCAGGACGAGTTGCCCTTCAATGATAAGCCTTGGCGTGAGAGATCTCTTACTGATACTGAGATAGAAGAACTCTTTTGGGGCAAGTTAGTTCAGTTGGGCTGGAGAATTGAAACTTACGGAGACGAAACTGCCGATATCTGGGTGAACCACGTTACAAGAAAAAATGTTGTATTGCCTTGCCCTCACTGCAATAAAAAACTAGAGACAATAGTGTGGGAGTTTATTAACTCAACAAATGCTAAGAAGATGTCCGATGAGACCGAAGTTAAAAAAAGAATTGAAAGTCATGGTGGGTTTGTTTGCCAAGCCAAAGGCACACCAGAAGCATAAGCAATAGCAAAAGCCCTACCAGAAGGCAGGGCTTTTACTTTTATTGTTAGATTATTTAGGTTGGTTGTCAGTAATTAGTTTTACTTCGCAAGCATCAGTGGTGCAGTAAGCCTCACCAATAGCATCAGCAGCCATTCCAGCATATACACCAGAGAAGTCAATCGGGAAGAGTTTCATAACTCCATCGTTCTCGTAATCTTCAGCAGTGATCTGTGTGTAAGGCATTTGAGGGTAGACATGGTTACCACTAGGCAAGAATGAGACAGTCTTAAGTTGACCATCGTACATATGCAAAGCCGTACCAATAGCCGAGGACTCTGTCTCTGGATCAAAAGAAATTGTTACTGAGACTGAGTTATCTGACCAGTAGCGTTGAGCAGTAGCAGCAAGTGCCATCTTCTCGTAGATACTTACATCCTTCTCACTTCGCTTTGCAGCAGACTTGATTGGGAAGAAGACAACCGAAGTCGTATCAGGAGACTCACTAGCAGGTTCTACTCTGTAGTTAGCAAGTTTGAATAGTGGAAGCATTGGATCGTTGTTTGCAAATCGAATTGCACGATTGAAGTACTGACCACCTACAGTCCAGTGAACTCCTGGAGATTCTCCAGCAAGGATTGAGACTGTTCCTGATGGCTTGACTGTGGTCATCTTGATTGACTCACGGATACCAAGCCACTCGGAGTAGTTGGTGTCGTATGACTTGATGGTCTTGTAGCCTTCATCCATCCACTGACGCAGAACTGGAAGTCCCTTGTTATCTGCAAAATTTGCTACACCAGATACAGATGTACCAATACGGCGGTTACGCTGCATGATTGCATTGGTCTCTTCCCAATGAGTTGGAAGAAGAGTCACAGTCTTTGCATAGAGATAGGCAAACTTTAATGTGCGCTTGAAATCATCGAGGTCTGTGTGGCGGTTCAAGTAAGTCTCAACCAAGGTACAGCACTCGTATGACTCTAGTGACTGCTCGGCGCAGGGGTTGTACCCTGCGATACGCCAGTCCTTGTTGTTGATTGGATCAGAAAGGCGACCATACTGCTTAGAGATGTCCATCCAGATCACTCCTGGCTCACCGTTTCGAGCAATGCCCTCAATGATCTTGTCTAAGTCATCTCCTACATTGACAGCCACGGAGTTGTTAGACATCCATCCATGAGTCATACGCTCTGGATACTTCTCGTAGTTCTTTAAGTTCAAGAACTCCTCATCATCAATACGACCAATGAGTAGTTCAGCAGAGCGACGGACGTTTCCAGATACAACACATACACCGATCATGTTGCCGATGTCTGCAATGTCACGACGAGTTAACTTCTGACCAGCACGATCTTTAAATAGTTCACTAATGTACTGGTGCAGTTTGATTAGCGGGTCTGCTCCTGCTGCGGTTCCACCAAAGGTACGGATTGGTTCACCCGCTGGACGGATCGCTTCGTAATTAAATACTGGAGCCTTCGTATCTGGCTTGAGGTAGGAATTGATGAGGGAGGCTGTTGCTTCGACCCAACCCTCTCTGGTGTCTGGGATGTCATAGGTAGTTTCTCCTTGTGGTGCATAGATAGTGAACTCCTTGTCTGCTCCCCTGTCATCAAAGCCAACGCCCACTCCGAGCATTGATGCCTCCATCAGGAATGCAAATGGTTTGGCTGGATCTGTCTTGACCATAGAACCAGTAGAGACAAAGGCACAGTTCTGCAATGCTGCAGAGTTACGTTGCTCATTGACTAGTGGAGTTCCCATTACCCATAGACCTCGTCCAGGCGGTGTCCACTTCAGATTCCAGAAGCGATCGAATGCCTCTTTAGCCGAGGCTGCTGCCTTTGCATCAGACCATGGCAAGCGGTTCGTCTTTGCGTGATCCTTCTGTAATGAGTACATGCCATTGATGACTCGCTCACATACATCAACCCACGTCTCTTTCGTACCATCTGCCTTGAGGCGAGAATAGGTACGTAAAAAAGTTATCTCTCCAACCGAGTTTCCCGCTGCATCTTGATAACCAAACGGCGCCTTCTTTGGGCGGTATGGTCCGATGAAGTCCTCAGTAAGTTTGAAAGATAATGTTGTCATAACCCCTACCATTTCTATAAATGTCTAAATACCCCTCAGTGGGTTGCTTAGTATTGCGCTTGAGAACCTATCATGTATATGCTAACTTTGCGAAGTACTAATAGAAAAAGAAAATGGTCAACTACGGGTGAGATATGGTTCACACCCTGTTAACTGCTGTTATCAGATAAGTTAGTCTTCGATTGCTTCAGAGATAATCTTAGTAACGGTCTCTTCACGAATAGGGTTGGGGAACTCTTTAAGAGCCTGAGCACGATCTCCAAAGATTGCAGAGAGAACTCCACCAGAGGATTGACGACTTGCGGTGATCTGAATGAACTCTTTATTCTGATCCATCTCATTGACATTACCCACTAACTTAAGCAGGCGATCGATCTCTTGAGAAAGATTTGGATCTGCGTATCCTCCATTCATTTCCTCAGCAAAACGCATAAAAGCAACTCTCTGCCCCTGCATTTCAATAATTGCAGTCAGTAATGACTTGAGTTGATCCTTTGTCTTTACCTCTACTGGAAGATTAAATGCACAAGTATTTTGTGGTTTGAACGCTGGACAGTTGGATGCAACGAAGCAGGTATCGCATTGGCGAAGGGAAGTCTGCTGTGTCTGAACAACAGGAACATCTCTTAAGATGTCTTTGCCATCATCATCAGTTTCAACTACAGTCTTCATTTTGAACCCAAAGACAGGTAAGTTTGTCATCTCTTCAGGGGCTCTTTCTACTGCTCCACTACGCTCCACTTTCCCCCCATCTGCTCCACTGTTATCAGACGTGGAGAGTTCTAATCCCATCAACCCCGTCATAAACTCATCGCTGTTATCAGATAAGTTCTTGTCTTTACCACCATCAATGATGTGGAAGTTGGGGGTCTTCTTGTCCATGGATTCCTCTAGTTTCTTGTATGACCAGACAGCAACTCTAGTTGCTTCAAGGGTACTATCTTTGACAAACTCTAAATAGTCTAGTCCAGCCTTCTCTACGATGTTCTTGTAGCGAGGGCGGGCTTGGTCTTTCATCTTCTTGGGATAGCGTACTAGACGTGCTCCATCCCAGATGATCGTCTCACCTCTACGCATAGGCGATAGCCATGACAATGTGCTGGCTGTGACAAATGGTATGGATCTTAGGTTGTCTGGCTTGGCACATCCGAGGGCGTGATAGTTGACCTTGAATTGGTTGGAGTAAGTCCTTGTTACGGCGGCCAGGTTAGTTACTGACTCAATCTCGTCATGCGGTATAGCCACATTGTGGAACTTTTTTGACATCTCTGCCAACTTACTCTGTCCATACTCTTCATGCCAGATGACCCATAGTTTAGGGTCGTTACTGAAGAAGGGACGCTGCGCTTCTATCCATTCAAGGCCGAGTATTTGTGAGTCAAACTCAAGGAAGCCTTCAGCACGATCTGCATTGTTGACAAGGAACTCTTGATAGTCAGCGGCCAAGTCAATAAGTTCCTCACGAGATAGCCCTGCCTTGTCAGCCTGTGACGCCCCTGACTCGATGTAGACCTTGGTCTCTGGATCAAAGTGCTCGCTTATAAGCCAAATCTTAGTCTTTGGCAGACCACGTTTACGAAGACCCCAAAAGTTGAGTCCCATCGACTCAACCTTCATGCCTTCTAGCAAGGTGCGGTTAGAACCAACCTCAACCCCTGAGAAGATAAGTTTAGTCATCCCAGAACTCTAGTTCCTTGGGGTTGGCTGCTTCTTTAGATTTAGCAAGGTTGACTCGGTTGATGGAGTTTTCAATATCAGACCATTGACGAACCTTCTTAGGTGCATCAGGGCGACGCTCTACTGCAAGAAACCCTGGGTTCATAAACATAACGGCAGGAATACCTTGCTCTTCAAAGACCCATGCACACATAGAAGGATCAGAGTCCACGTACATCTCAATCGGTGCACGAGAACGGCTTAAAATAAACTGGCGCTTCTTTAAGTCTTCGCCTTCTAAATGGTACGAGTAATCAATCAGATCATCGTAGTTGATAATTCCATGAGAGTTAAGCCAGTGCTCTGCATCTTCTTTCTTGCGAGAGGTTCTAATAGCCACTCGATTATTGATGTTAAGAGCATAGTAGAGCATGACTCCTGCTCTGATTGGATCGCCTGAGTCTGAACTTAATACGCCGTCTAGTGATAGTAGTACGTTAATGATTACTCCTTGGGTGGTGTGTTCCTTGGTGGTAGTTCGACATTTGGATGATAACCCCACTCGTTTATAGAGTTAGCGTCGTTCCAAAGGTGTGCTGCTCTAGCACTCGTGCTTCTTATCTTAAACTCACCATTTAAGTTTGAACGCCCATGCTCTAATGCGTATTGTCTGGAGGGAGTTACCCAATCTCCAGGGTTAATCCCACCTCGTGGCGCACTCTTTGGAACCGCTCTATACACTGTTACAAGTTGACGAGGACGATTTTTTGCAAACTGTACTGCGGAAAGTGATTGATGAGCGCCTGTTTCTCCTCCAGAACTTACATAATGATGAGGGTTAGCATAAAAATCTTTAGGATACATTCCGTTTGCAGTAACATCGTGCATTGGAGCACCAAACTCTGGGCTGGGTGCTTCGTGACTTCCTTTGTAGTCTTCGCTCATTGTGGATTCCTATACGTTGCTGCTCTCCTGATTAGCGTTTGTGTGTCTGGTAGATCAATTCCGTACGTCTCTTCTGCTTGCTTGTCTTTGTACTCTTTCCAGTAATCGTGCATCTGTCGAAGCGCTGGTACTGTTCCGTACTTCTTACCTGCTTGCCAGCGGTAGTTGTACACATCAGCATACCCACCACCACTAGGGCTGAAAGCATAACGACGACTGTGATGTATGTCTTCAAATAACATAGATCCATGCATCAATAACTGTTGCACTCTAAATTCTGCGTTACGACGTGCTGGATCATTTGTTGCGCCTTTTAGGTCTGTCAAGGCTTGTGAATATCGCATTACTACATCAGAAGCGCTCTTTAAATCACGTTGTGCTGCGGCTTCGCCCATAGGGTTAAGGGGTGCAGACTGCTTCTCTGGAAAGACTGTCCAGTCATTATGGGTTAGATCGTAAGCAGCATAAGGATTAATAGTGCGAATATCTGTTGCTCCTGGATTGACATAGAAAGTTACTTCAAATCCATTCCAGTCTTTTGTATCTGGCTGTAGTTGCTCACGAAAATCTTCGTTAAGCATCTTGCTGATCTCTGTATCACCAAGTCCGTTGTATTCTGGATGAGCCTTGCGGAATTGTATGTAGTCAACTCCGATTAAGACATCAAGATCACCTGGTTCACGAGCAGCAGACCATTGGTAAGAGACTGCAGAACCTGCAAGCCACACTCGTGTCCATAGATCAGGATGACGATAGGTCTCGTTAAGGAACCCAAATAATAACTGCAGAAGGCCGTTGCGAACCCATCCCTTTAATGTTATGCCAGAAAACAGTTCAGGATCTAAGCCTTCTTCGGGCTGGGAAAAGTAAGACGTTGGTAGAGCCTGTATGGATACAGGTCCAGCGTATTGGTCTAATCCATCAGGGCGGTTCATACCCTTAGTTTAGGTGGTTATTCTGCTTGGCGGTTTGCTAAAGCCTCAGCAATGCGTACTTTTGCCATCTCTTCTGGAGTTGGCGGCATTAACTTGGCAACAACAGCCTTTGAGATACGATCAGCAAGTAGTTGCGACTCAATATCTTCAACTAACTCCTTACAGCATCCAAAGATGTCATAAGTAGTTGCTTGTCGTGCAACTGTATCGCTGGCTGGAAACACATGAGTACTTAGTGTTCCATCTTCGTTAATAACTACACTGAAACCTGCTTGGATCTTTTGTTCTTCCATTATTTCATTCCTAACAGTTTTTGTTTGCGGTCTGCGACTCCGATTGCTACTGGACAAAAATCGCAGAGATAGGTCTTTTGACCTGGAGTGTCTTTATACTTACCCATACCTTCTTTAATACGGTCTTTTTCAGTTTTTGGGATAAGCATGAGGTTGTTGTCGTGCCAATCTGGACAACCATCTTTGGGTTTATTATGGCGTTGGTAGCACGACATAGCATCTTCCAAGAAAGTAGAACGAGACTCATAAAAGGTCTCATCAATTGCTGCTAGACCCTTTGACCCACCGCCCTTAATTTGATTAATGATTTCTCGTTTAGACTCTTGGTGTGCCCATGCACGAAGTGGCAATACAAATAGTTTGCCCTTGTGTGGCTCTCCTGAATCAAACACGTGATTCTCACATGCGACAGCAAGGAGGTGATCTAACTCTGGCTCACCATCGTATGGTGGCAATTCATCTAGTGATTGGCAGACAAGACAGTAGAGCAACCGAAACATCGGCTCTTGGTCTTTAGGTTTTTCACCCAGAATTGGTACGTTACTCATTGTGCTCCTTGTAGTAGTCCGATTATCCTAACAGATCATTAATCGAATTGTTTAGGTTTTCTTAACTGTTGGTACTGCATTTTTTGTTCTTTATTGACCTTTTGAGACTCACCGTAGGCACGATTCTTTGACTTGCCGCCTATACGACGGTCATTGAACAGGTTGTGTGGCTGTCTACGCTCAAACTCACCAGGATCTGGTGCTCCTAAGGCTGTTCTCACAATTACTTTTCTTTCTTATATTTAATCTGTTGAGAAGACTCATCGTAAGGGCGCGACTCAGTGTATGCCCAAGAAGATTTACCTGTGCGCTCTGCGTGAGCATCTACTGCACGTCTCATCGCTGCACGACCTTGGTTACTGGTTAGGTTATGGTGGCGAATTGCTTGATTGTCTGTGCCTAGGCCACCATTAGTGATGTAATACTTATGGCGGTTATTAGCGCGATTAGGAATACCAGGCATGATTACTTACCTGGGTTTACTTTTCCTGGATACTCAGTTGTTACAAATCCATATCCGTAGAATGGGTGCAGTGACTGACGGTTAGCAACAGTTGCTGCTGACTCAGTTCCTACTTCAGTATCTGGGCGAACTTTGCGATACTTGCCATCTGTTGCGCCTGCATCTAAGCCTGCGTTCATTGAACGTGATGAGTTAACTGCCATGATTACTTCCTTCTTACGCTGTCGTTTTTGGATGTCCATGGGTCATTTTTATTTGCTGTACCATCACGATCAACACGCATTGCTGCTGCGTTGTAACGTGACTTGTTTGACACCATGTTTTGATTTTTTTCTAATATTGGAGACGCTGCTGCTTTCACAACTTTACGTCCAGCAGTATCTGGCTTGTAACCTTTAGGAGCAAGAGAAGGTCCTTGAGCAGCCTTAAGAGCCCTTGCGTTACGTCGGTCATTGAACATCATGCCATCTTACCTTTCACCCTTTGTGCATTGCGCTGTGTTACGCAAGAGAGGCAGTGACCTCTATTTGTCATAAATTCTACAGGGTTCATAACCACTCCACAGGTTGGACATGGAGCAGATCCGTTGTAACGGGTAGCGTTCTCAGCGATCTGACGAGCCTGCAACTCCATTGATAACATGCCATCACCATCCATTATGTGGTCCCCAATCCATTACGTTCTGCTGCTTGGTAGCCAGCAACTCCACCAGAGAACCAAGAGATACGAGGTTCAGTGTAGTTTCTATCAACCGTTACGATGTCATCAATTCCTGGTTGTTTTCTCTCGTAGCCATAGCGTTCTGGAAAGAGTTGGATCTGTGGCAGAGGTGGTCGAACCATAGCCTGGATATCTGCTCCAGGGATATTCATCACCATAAGAGCCTGTGAAGTTAAGCGTTCTGCATTAGTTGACCATGGGCCATTGTACTGATAACGCTTTGCCACCTGATCAGGTTTGATTGGTGCACGCCACGGCTTGGTGTGGTCGTAAACTCCATCTACATGTTGTGTCATCCTATTGCCCCTCTGTGGTGCACCCAGGTAGTTGCCTGTACCTTGTGTGGCAAGTCAACACCTAGTTCTCCAGCAGCAGTCTGGTATGCATGTGTAAAGTGCTTGTATCGACCAATTGCATTTAATCCAAGATCTTCTGACATTGGGGTATGTCCACTTGGTCCTTCAGTAATATTACGTTTTGCTTTACCGCCACCTGCGCCAACAAAAGGATTACCTACCGCAATATCGTAAGCGTGACGATCGATTGTTACTGGCAGTGGGTTACTTGGATCATGAATGTTATGAAAAAAACTTTTTACTTTATTTCCACCAAGAACCTTTTCAGGATCTTCTCCTGAGTGAATTCTACGAGCCTTCTCTACGTTTGCTGGAAGAAGTGCACTTGCTACAGTTCCTGTTTTAATTAATTCATGTGATTCGGCAACATTTCTTTCCCAGTTATTTAGAGGAGATAGTGCTGCAATAATTCCTGCACCTTTACGTGGATCTCCACCACCAACACGACTGGCTTCATCATGCGCTTTGCTGTACCACTCATGACCGCCCTTTAACATTTCTTCTGGGGCGTCTTTGTACTTACCAATAATGTTTTCTACATGTCCCTTAAATTGCGCTTCGGCAATATTCTTATCCCAACGACCATGTGGATCGACACCAAATTTAGCCATGTTAGTTCCACGCTGGTCTCAAGTAGGCAAGCATTGCCTGACGGCGTGCATTGATCTCTCCTGGCTGATTAGCCTGTGTGTTAGTCTTACCATCATTAACAAGGTGAGGAGCAGGAGTAAGATGAGTCTGTGGTGCGCTACGAGGAATCATGTATGACACTGCGCCATCTCGATTAACTAAAGTCGCTTTCATCTGACGGGCTATGCCCATATCAGGATTAAATTCTTCAGGCCAGTAATACATAGATGGCTCAATGCGCTCACCTTTGTGCACACCACGTTGATAGGCCTTTTGATTAACACGATTCTTGATGCTATCCAACAAACGGTCATCACGACGTGAGCGGATAGTACCAAGGTAACCATCTGGATATTCCGCAGATGGAACTCTTCCGACACCAATACGGAGTGAATCCATAGTGTCACGGGCTACAGGAGTACCTGCACCACCCTGATTGTTGTATCCAGCAAGGCCACCGCCTCCTAGGGATTGCCAATTCTGAGAAGGAGAAAAATTATTATATCCGCCAGGCATTATCTATTCTTCTCTCGTGGCTTTTTCTTCGTGTTAGGAACGTTCTCGTAAGTCTGGACGTTGTACATAGCGTCCTCTTTACGATCTTCCATCTTCTTTGTTGCTTCTTTTTTACTTGCGTAAACACGGGAAGCATCTAATTGAACACCGCTCTTTGGCTTACCTGGGTCTACCCATGAGCCAATGTTTACATTCTTATCTTTAGTTCCCATACGTACTTTTTCTGAGAACTTAGAAACATCATTTGCGCTGATCTTTGGGTCTTTAGTTCCTGTATTGACTTTTTTTGTATTAATACGACGACCCTGCACATCACGCTCTCCACCTACGGCATACCCAACTGCTGGTTGCTCATCTGTAGTAACGCCAGTGCGAACATTCATTGTAAGTCCACGATCACTTACTGGTTTAGCATTTGTACGTGCTGCAAATTCGACTGCACTCAACGCAGGGTGAACCCCAGCAGGTCGAGTTAACTTTTCAGATCGAATTACAGGACGCTTTCTGCTCACTGATTTCTACCTGCACCCTTATCAGATTGTGGAAGAGAAGGAGATGCTGCAGTATCGTCCCAGTTAAAAGTTGTTCCTCTTGTTTTTGAAGAGTATGCCTGAGGCCCACCTTTTCCAAGGGAACTGTTGCGCCATGCAGTTGACTGTGCAGCACTACCAGTTGTCGCTTTACTTAATGACAGGGGAGGTGTCATGTCTGGTTGTACGGCTTGGAACTGACTCGATGATATTGAGCCGCTCATATTAGTAGGTGCTATCTACGCCGCTATTAAAGTCAGGTGCTTGTCTTCCCATAACTGAAGGGATGATTCGTGCATTCGCCATTGTTGCGCCTGCTTCGATGTTGATTGGAGCAGGCATCTTTGCAGTAATGCGGTGCTGTGCACCCTTGTACTCAACGTTCTGACGGTTTGCCTTGTTCATAATTGTTGGATCGCCAGCCTGTGTGTTCTTCTTAGGCATTAACTTTCCAGCAACTGGAGTTGCACTTGGTGCAGTGAAGCCACCTGCTGCGCTACCCATGTAAGCACGGGCGCCTGTTGCCACAATTTGCTCTGGTGTTAGGTTGTTTTTCATTTTCTTACCTACCGATTCATGATGATTTGAAGGTGCGCCCATGCGACGACGCATTGCGTGACCCATATCTGTCCAATTGGCCATGTTGACTCCTTAGTCTTGTTCTAAGGATAAGGCTGTTTTAGTTGGCTGTAATGGCAAAGACAATTGCAGAGATCTCACCGTCACGAGACTCGATAGTGGTAAATCCTGGAATACAGGATAGATCCATACCTCGTGGGGCTACATAACCTCTAGCGATTGCAATTGCTTTAACTGCTTGGTTTACTGCTCCTGCACCTACAGCACGAAGTTTTACTTCCTTCTTGTCGTAGATTGCGTGAGCAATTGCTGAGGCGACGCTCTGAGGGTTAGAAGAGGCGCTGACACGTAGAAACGGTTCTTCAGCAGAAATATGCGATGTTGATTCTGTCACAATTATTAGTCCTTTGGTTCGATGTGGTGTGCGCTCCTAACCAAAGGGTAAGGCTAAAGTCGTGCTTGGTCTCGGTATTTAGGGTCCTCAATTTGTTTGGCTACTGCTTCCTCAATTTTATCAATCGCAGTTTTTCCAGCAAGCCTTCCTAAAGCGTAGGCATCTGCAGCATTGTCATCATTGAACTCAATGCCCCATCTTTTATAGATTTGCATCAACATCTCTTGTTTTTTGGCGTTTCCTTTGCCTGCTGCATACTTCTTAAGTGTCATTGGTGGAATTTTTAGTGGATAGCGACAATTCTCATCTTCACCAAAGTAGTCATAGATTGCCATCTTTACTACAGCAGCCAACTCACCAAGGACAAGGGCTGAGTGACTAGCAAGTACTGATCCTTCCATTGCTATGTCTACAATCCCATGACCATCTGAGACATAATCAAAAGTGTCTATTAACCATTGGCGGATATCTGCTAGTCGTTCAATTCCAAAGTAAGGTGACTTGTATACCCAGGTTATGTGTTTCTCTGGCTCTGCAATACTTACTGCAGACAAAGCAAACCCCGTTAACGATTGGTCAATACCAATCGCAACGAGGACTTGCTCTGCTGTTAAACCGCCATCAAATAACTTTGTTGGCACGGAGGTTTCTTTCTTCTATGACCATCTCAATGGTCCCAAGATAACCTGCCCCGTCAGTCAAGTTATCTCGTTTGTGTTTGTATGACTCTCGTGCAATCTTTACCCATGCCATTGCTAGTCCCACTTGTTCTTCAGTAATATCAATACCGAAAATAACTTCCCAACCCTTTTTAATTCGGTTGAAGTTATCAAGTGGGTGGTCATAGGTATAGTTACGATCCCCATTTATTAACTCATCTGCTTCTTGCAGAATGTTTTTATGGGAGTCGGACATACTTTCCTGTCTGAAACTCATTCTTAGTATCAATAGTTGTAGCCATCAATGCATTGAAGGTCTCGTCAAAGGTTGCTTTTCTATTCAATAACCACCAACCAGCAAACGCTGCTGATGCACCTGATGTACCAGTAGTGAACTTAGTTGTTCCGTTTAACTGCATCGCATTCCAGCGACCGTTTAAAAAGAAATCAGTCTGTCCCTGTGCGCCGTTGCTATAACGTGCAATGTAAGGAGCAGCATTTGGATC